TTCCTTACTGGTTCTTGATATATGTTCATACCATCTTTGGTTCTTAATATTGGTTTGGTATAAACCAGGGTATGAAGTCTGGCAGAAGATATTAATGTATTTGAACTTCCCAAGAAGTCACACTCGAACTCTTGTTCGAACTGTTTCTCTGAAGTCTTGCTGATCATGTCCTGTTTCCACTTATCGTCACGAAGTGGACCACCTGGATATTTTGGAACTTGAGTCCAATGTACCTCAAATGGAATATATCCGTTCTGCTTATTCAAAGCACCCTTCCAATAGTAGTAGAACATGTTCAACCCATTGGGAGTAGAAATAATGAACATCTTGGTGGATTGACCAGATGTAATGGTTGGATATACTGAAGTAAAGAACTCTTCTGCTATCTGGGTTGGAATGTGAGCAAACTCGTCAAGAAGAATGCAGTTGAATGAACCACCTCGGATGGCAGACGAAGAGGTAGCGGATGCTATGATACGAGAACCATTCTCAAGTACAATCGAACCTTTGTTCCATTCTATGACACCTTGTTGCAACCATTTTGGTAGATATTCATATGCCATCTTGATTCTACTCAAGATTTCAATAGCGGTTGTTTGCTTATTTGCAAGAATTGCAACATTTACATTCTGGTTAAAAAGAACATAATGAAGTAGATAAGAACCTACTGTAGTCGTCTTTCCAGTCTGTCTGGGGAGTTTTCCTATTACGAATCGATTATTGTGAAGAGTCTTGATCAGATCTTCTTGGTAATCATACATTTCGAAAGGAACAAGACCTTTATCCACAGCAACGATCTTGACATAATTTTTAACAAAATAACTTGGATCGTTTGATGATTTTATATATTCCTGAACCTGTTCTGGAGTAAATTGCTGTTGAACTCCTACTGGTTTGAGGTTTGGATTTCCAAGATATCCATCTTTTTTATTGGTTGTCATTTTCAATATCTTCTTGTGTTATCGCCTTAAGTTGACTACGAGATTGATTGATTATATTTTGTAGATCCCGAGTCGATCCAACAAATATGGAATTGTTTGTCGTACTCTTTTTTACAACTTTATTTGCACCAAGGGCATCTGCCGTAGTCTTGTGCATGTTCATAAGATCTGAATTTATTTCACTCACTGTTTTCATGAGGATTGAAGCAACCTCATATGCTCTGGGAGAATCTCCCGCTTCGGCAACTTTCATGATTCCATCTATTGCTTCAAAACCAAGATTGATCAATTCCTTCATATTTTTACGAGAAGAATCAAAATCCTGTATTACCTGATCTTTTCGTTTTATCTTGACTTGCTTTGCAAAATCTTCTACCTTTTTTATTTCTTTTGTTTGATCTTTTGCCTTGATTTCAATATCCAATATCTCAGACAACTTTTCTTCAGCTGTCTTGTTTTCTTCACTCATGGCCAATCTCCTCGTACTTCGGTAATGGATCCAGTTATCACATCTCCAGTATAACCAACATCTCCGACATAATTCGAAGCAGCAGTGGTTCCAGTGCCATCAAAGAAATTAACATCTGTTCTTTCGATGACATTGCCACCACTGCCACAGATATTTGGATAAATGTAAGACTTCACGGTAAAGTCAAATGTACTGATCAATGCTCTTCGATTGTCAAACGATCCTTCATAATCTTCATTCAATGTAACATTGTTCAGAACAAATGGTATATCCACATTCTGATGAAGATCGTTCATTTTGATCGTGACTGTAAAATCAGGAGCAAAATATGGAACAATCTGCTCTATTATCTGCAACATGTCATCCATGTGACGAGTGAAGACATATAGTGAAAAGTTGATGTTATAAGGAACTTCGCTGTAACCTTTTTTAAGAACATTATTCACTACTTCTGTTCTTTGAATTGTTCTATTGATCTTGCGAGTTGGATCATAGGTGAATGTGGTGATTTCAAATCCCATTCGTGGAAGAACTGTCTGGACTCTTGAATTCTTTGAGATGCTACTCTCTTGAGTTAGTTTCCAGATGAATTTTTCCTTATTTCCATATGCCAAAGGTACTCTTATCTTTTCAATCTCTGTTCCATCCGCTTCATAGCGAGTTACATAAAGAGATTCAAATAATGAACCAAAAGCAATAACTATTTTTCTTATCGATTCGTTATAGTATGATTGTGTAACTGTGAACATTAATTGCATTCCTCTGAGAATGGATTATCTCTGTTGAAATTGATTTCCGTATCCGCTTTCTTGGCATATACATCGTTTTCAATTTCAGAAACACCAGAAATTGGATCGATTGAGAGATTTACATTTGTCTCATTTACATCAAGGAGATAATATTCAATTCCACTTGTGACTCCCCTGATAGACTGAGTTCTGTTGATGCCACTAACGAATGTTCCATCAACATCCTTGATGTATGTGGTATTTCCTGTATATTCTACAATCGTTCCCTCGGCAGTTGCATTTGCCTAAGTAGCAGTTGCACCAGTTACACCAAGAACCTGGTAGACGCGCTCTCCGCGCGTCAGAACAGCAGTACCAGAAACAGGTGCGCTGGAAAGTGTGAACGAAATCATATTGTACTTTCTCTTCTCTTCTACTTCATCTACTTCTGTAATACCAGTTTCGATCTTCTCGAACGAATAAGTGAAGAGTTCACATGTCAGTGTATAGAGGTTCAGCGAACCAAATTGAAAGAATGGAATCTTATCTTCGACATAATTGATTTCAAAAAGACTCTTATTGAAGGGAAAATAGATTATATCTCCTTCTCTTGGAGTTCTTATATCTGAATTTTTTGAAGATATCTCAGTATTGAAACGAGTTTTTGATACTTGTAGCGTTATGCGGTCAGTTATATTGATACCAAACTTATTGATGATATTCATCTGACCACCGAATGAGGTGACAGTCTGAATGTACATCTCAATTGTATAACCATTCTTTAACTGAGAAATTGTATCCTCTCCAAATATAATATCTCTGTTTAGATATTCTCTTGGGATATAGATCATATCACGACCCATTGCTCTGATTGTCTCTACAACCAGATCGTCCAATAGATCTATTTCTCCATTATATTCTTTGAAGTATGGATTTGTTGCCATGTATTATCCGATCATGAAATCGATTGGCAGTTCGTATGCTTTTTCGAATTCTTGTTCTATCATTTCTATTTCTCTTACTGCTTGATCATATATCTGTTGACCTTTAAAGGTGATTCCGCCAGGAAGTTGAACTCCATCGTATTTCAACATGTTGGAACCCCACTGTCTCTTTATGAGAGCAGTTACATATTTCTTCAACATACGATCATTGTAGATCTTGGTGTGTATCTCTGGATTAAGAACGGCGTATGCTTCGATTACGAGATAATGTTCCGCTGGAATATCCTGAGAGAATGCATCAACATAGATCTTGTCCGTCACTGCACTAAACCTGACTGACTTTTCTGGACTAAAGAATTGCTCAAGCAGACTGATGTACTGCATGGTAACCTGATATCCAGCAAGAGGAGTCGATTGACTTCCATTCAATCCACGATTGATTCCAAAGTAATCGGTCAATGCAAGTTGATATCTGACATCAAACATATTAACACCAGAAAGAGTACCAAATCTAAATACCTTAACAATAGAAACAATGTCAGTACCACTAGGTCCATCAGGATCTCCAGATGGAGTATCGATATCGTTGATGTTAATATATCCACGATCCAGATCGGTCTGTGTGAGTTGATACTTGAAATAAACCTTCTGAACACCATCATAATGTCTCGTTATGAAATACTGAAGTGCTTCATCTAGACGATCTTCACATTGTTGCTGGTCAACATTGATCTGGATTACTGGAGCTCCGAGGGTTCGAAGACAGTACTCTATAAGTGTTTGTCGTGAATATGGTGCTGCTGAAGACATATGAAAACTCTCCTTACTTTATTTATAAGGAGAGTTCTTTATTATTTCTTTGGTTGTTCTTTAGTTATAGGTGGTTCATTCGTTGAAACCTTTATTTTCTCGATTTCAGGATATGGCAACTGTTCAATATAGAAGCGTCTGGTGATTGGTGGTTCAGATTCATCTGGTTTTGATTTCTCATAATTTGAGAATCCAGGCATCTGTAGCGGACAATTGAGACGAGGATAATCCAATTTGCCATATTGGGTATCATCTGCAAGCAACCAGGTTCCCTGACGATCACCGCATCCACATCCACCACAGTAGAATTTTCCTGGAGTTGTGCTTTGCTTTAGATGTTCGCATGGAGGAAGAACACCACCCTGTTCCTTGTTTCCAAAGCAACTGATTACTCTAAGTTGCTTCATTGGAATGGTTACCTTCTCGTTGTTAAACCCTCTGGAAGTGATTGCTGATGCAAAACTTTGCATCATCGTCAGTTTTTCCTTGAGTGCTCCTTCCTTTACAATATTATCTTTTCGGAAGGTTGGTTCTGGTTGTGGTGGAGTTGGTTCTTGAGCGGGAGCAGGAGTGTTCACATTGTTTTTATTTTTATTGCAATTGCAACCCATAATAAACCTCTTATGTTAATAATATTCTTCTAAAGAACAAGGCAGTCTCTTCGTTTCTCTTTTCTATCAGTATTGTTCTGTAGTTCACCGAATAATTTTCATTGATACCCAGACCATAAACAAAGGTTGTACCATTTATTCTAGTTCGTGATACATTCTTGTTCAAGTATTTAGTGTTGAAAATCGATGAAGAAATGACATTTCCTATTGTTTTTATATTGTTTGCGTAGAGATAATTTGCATAAAATTGAAGTTCATATATCGATGGCAGATAATAATCAAGGAATCCATTTCTTGGGACATATTTGATAGTATTGGTCAGTGCAGTCTTAATGCCATCAAAGTTAGATCCATTGCCATAGATGTTATAATATCCATCCCACATAGAGGTCGAGTAATCTACATCAATCTCTCCTTCAACCAGGAATGGAACAGGATATGGCGTAGTGTCAACAATAATTGCCCATTGAGAATATGTTCCGCCAATCGAATCTGAATTGAATGGACCCACTATAGGAGTATCAAAGTTTATATTACCATAAACATTGCTGCTTGTTCCGCTCAATGGTGCTGGTTTGAATATTCCGATGAAAGTTCCACCTTGATATTCATCGCCAGATGTAAGTCCAAGTGCAGTAAAATCTTCAAGAGACATGGATGCAGGAGAATAAACTCCATTTGATTTGACTGGATTTGTTGGTTGATAATCATTCACACAGAATGGATTGTCTGCATTTTGCTGCGCAACCCAATATCCATCGCAAATGACCTTTGGTTTTAGTTCGCAATTATATTCATAAGTTCCAGCATTATCAACTAATGTATAGCATGATCCCATTTCGAAATCTTGATAAATTGGGGCATTTGCCAAGAATGAAAGATTTGTTGGTGTTGCGCAATTAGCGATTGCAGGATTCGTTGTAGTCACTGGTATTGAACATCTGACTGATTGTCCAAATACAGAAGGATATGTTTCGGTAGATAGCAGTGAACAATCTACAGAAGTACATACATCTTTGCAAGCAACTCCAATGGGGAATCCTGTCACATCATCGAATTCAAGATAACAGCATGATTTTGGTGTTCTTACATCTTGATTTACAGAAACGCAATATGTTTCCCAATTGCCATTTGTAAGTGTTGGACAATTTCCATCAACAGTTGCTGTCCACGAACCACCAAGACGATTGCATTCGCAACGGGTTGTTTGACTTCTTGTTCCAGATGCAAGATATGGTGTAGTTGGTGGATATGGTTGTATTTGATTGTAATCATCTGAATTTACATATGCGCATGAACAGCAGCAACCCAATTCCGTATCGGCATCTGGACATGTTACTTCCTGACCAGATGCTCCTTGGATATAATAACCACCTTCGGTCATGCATTCTACGAATGTTTTCTGCACAGGATTGCCAGGATCAGTGCTGCTGCAACACCAACCATAATTTGACAATATAGTCGAGTAATCTATTGCTGGAGTTATTCTTGATCGAAATTGAATTGACATGTTTTACTCGCAGAATTCGTAACCAGAGCAATCATCGCAAATAATTGGCAGACAAAGTACTTCATTATTTATGGTTACCTTTACATTCTTAACATATGCATCAAGGAATCCAGCATTTGGTGGTGGAGTATATGTTACATCACAAGAAGTACCAGGATCACATGGAGTATGTCCACCGCCACCAGCACCACCTCCACCAACACTTCCAATTCCACTGCAAGATTCTCCTGGAGTAATTGCAACTGTTCCAGGTGGACATAGATATTCGCTATTGCAAATTAGATTAAATCCACCATCAAGAGATCCTGGAAAATATTGACCACAATTTGTTGCAACAGTACCATTACAAGTGCAGCACTGCAATGGACAATTTCCTGCTATAATATTTTTCCAGTTTAAATCAAAAACCAAACTAGCAGCATCGTATATTGCTGTTTGAACTGGTAATGTTGAAGGGCATGTCAATATTTCTATTAATTGATCTCTAGTTACTGTTGTTGTTCCATTTACCACTCCAAAGAATCCGCTATAGATTAAATCAGAAGTATATGTTGCATCGACATATCTTTGATCCATTCCTATTCTTCCAAATATAGGAGCAGGAAAACAACTTGAAGGATCTAATATTTCGACATATGGTCTAGATAATGCACAGAATTCACAATCATTTTCATTTGAACCAAAATTATAAGTTTTTAGTTCTGAGTTATAACTAAATTGAATTGTGCTTAACCAATTTCCACCAGCACTTACACATGCTCCAGCATTTGTTGCGGAATTCAGGCATGTTCCATTCTTACAGCAAATTCCAGTTGTTGATATTGGACATACATCCGCACACGATGCACCTGGAGTAAATACTGATCCCGACGCAGTGCAGTTTGATATTGTAACACCATCTTCGCAAATACCTAGTGATTCGTTGCAGCAAGAACCAGTTGTAGTTGAACTTCCGCCACCACATACGCAACCACAACTTACTTCGTTGCATTGTTTTCCTGGTCCCATGAAGATTCCACCACTTGCAATACAATCGGTGTATGTTTGATTGGCAGTGCATTCTGAAGTGATAGATCCTTCTTCATTTGTTGTACATTTACAGCAAGCACCTGGAATAGTTGTATAGTCACAGCAATTCACATCTTCGCAACTTGCTCCAGTAAGCGACTTGCCACCAAGAATCAATTCGCATTGTACTCTTGTATAGTTTCCAAGACATTGTCCATCCTTGCAGCAGACTGTCTGAATGTCGTCACATGGATCGTAGCAGAATCTTCCTTCTGCTTTTATCTGTTCTGGTGTTGTATATACCAAAGGATCTGGATAATTTGAAGTACCAGATGCATATCCACAAGTTACTCCAGTCCAATAATCTCCACCAAATCTCTCACATTCTGCTACAGAAATTCCTTCGCGACATTGTCCATTGACACAGCAAAGACTTTCGACGCTTCCACATGTCTGTTCACATGATTGTGCTGGACGGAAAGAACCAAAGAATTTTGCACATTCTTCTGCTGTTACATAATCTTTGCAATCCAAAGTACCATCTGCCTTGGTATAGCAGCAAGAACCATACAATGCACCAGGAATGCATTGTCTTCCTATATTTTCAATTCCATGTCCACGATGAGATGGTATCGCTAACCAAGTATTTCCACCATCATAGGTCATTAATCCTATGATATTTTTTCCACATGAAAGATAATTTTCATCGGGTGCAAAATAGATGTTTGTTGGAAATTTCCACACATTGTCTGAATCTATGACCAATGTAATGGATGCAACTTCATTTGTTTTGAATGAACCGCTGATTCCTCTTATGCCAATTGGTGTGCGAAGATGGAATACTCCACCCTTTTCTGTATCAAGCATGACACCAAGTGTACTTCCTTCGAATTCAGATCCTGCACGAATTGGACCGTATGTATATAC